CAGTTGAATAATTTTAATTATAAAGCCTTTATTTTAGCCTATCCATATGTTTTACCCCTTAAATCATTCATGGATATTGTTCCTGTAGGCTTTCCAGCTAATTTTCTTACTTCTGTATCATTTAAGCTTATTTGATTTGTAGCTGGTTTTTTTAACTCTATATTAACGTCTTGCATAGATATTTCGGTTGTAGGTAGTGCCATGTTGTTACCTCCTTATTTGAACTGTTGATAATATACCATAAATTCTGGCATTATTGGTCTTTCTACTGGTTTGTATTCTGTTTTATCTACTTTTTCTGTTATATCCAACCATTCTTTTTTTAATTTATCTCTTAGTTCCCTTTCTTCTAATGTCTGTTTTTGTTCTCCGTTTAGAACAGCTACATCATATATAAGCATAGTTCTAAATACTTCAACTCTCTCTCTTCTTAGCTTATTACACAAATCCTCATAAGTAACCATTCCCCAGTTGAATAAATCCTCTTCTGTAGCTGGGACTATAACTCCATCAATTAACTTAGGAACTCCACTTGGTATTTTATCTAAATCATAAAATAAAACACTTTCAGATTCTTTGTCTCCTTCTTCTACAATTCCAACTATATATACCCTATGTTCATTTATTAATATATGTTTGTCAATTTTATGTAGTGTCATTATCTTGCCTCCTTTAAGCTTTTAACTTCTCTTTGTAAGTCTTGTACCATGTTGAATAACTCTTTTATTCCACCAAGTGATACAGTTGCTAGTTTAGAGTAATCAACTGTCTTTATTTTACCTTTTGCAGCGTCTTGTATTTCAACAACAAATTCAGGAAACATTTTTTCTACTTCTTGTGCTATTACTCCAATGTCAGCTTTGCCGTTTTCTTTCCACTTATATCTATATATGTCTAATTTATTAATTAATTTAAGACAGTTTTCTAGTGGACTTATATCTTTTTTAAGTTTTACGTCTGAATAAGCTGTCACGTTTCCAGCGGATGTAATACTACCAGAACTCGTTATACCCCCAACGATGTGAATACTAGCCCCGATAGTTCCTCCATTTTGCTTGTTCAAGTAATTGGTAGAGATAAAATTAACAGAATTATTTAAGGTTAAAATATCCACGCTTTGTATTGTTCCAGCATTATTCGAAAAGCTAAACCTAGATGGAAACTCGCTGCTAGCTGAATTTGCAAATCTAAATCCATTATTATTTGTTACTTCTGCAAAGAATGTTTTATCTGTACCTCTAGCTGTATTAACAAATCTTATTACTGGAGCATAATTAGTGTTTGCAGTCGTTATTCTTAACATTGCATCTTTAGCATTTCCTCCACCATCTAGTATAAATTCACCTGTAGAACTGGCAAGAGTAACCCTATGATATCCATTATCTAAGATTTTATATGACGCCCCTGTTACATCGTTTCCAAAAGTTACCGAATTATCAGAGGCTACCCTTCCAATATACCCACTTTTTGTTCCATCATAAACTCTTAACAATGCGTTGCTTCCTTCACGTTTTAGATCTATACCACCATTACTATAAATTATCGTGCTTGTGTTTGTATCATTTTCAGCAGCTTTTACAGTTAAAGCTCCTGTCATAGTGTCTCCAGACTTAGATACTTTGCCATCTATTTCTGTTTTTAAATCACTTGCTTTTCCCAAATATGTGCCTTTATCAAGTTTATTGTTATTAGTTTGTTTTGCGTAATCATCTACTTTTTGCCAGTTCTCAGATTGTTCTGTTTGCTCATTATAATAATCATTTTCTTCTGGCTTTCTTAAATTTAAAACCTCTGTAAAAGTTGGCATTTCCTAACCTCCTATTATTCCTCTTTCTCTCAATTCCTTATGTGTATAATTTCTTAATTCTATATGTCTATAAGGTCTCAATTCTCCATGTGTTCTATATCTATATTTTATCTCGTAAGTTAAATGAGCTGGTTTAATAATTTCTAATGTTTGTCTGAAATCGACCATATTAGGTGGAATTCCTATTATGCCTGTAAAAATGATTTCAAATAAATATTCTTCGTTGTGTTCTATAACTTGCACATCCCCATTTGTAAAAGCGTTTCCAACTCTCACAATCATTTCTTTTGTTGTAGTTCCATAACTTCTAAGTTTAGAAATTAAATTTTCTCTTCGTTCTTGTATATTAGTAGTTTCATCCCCAACAGGTAATCCAAAAATTCTTTCCCAAATTGGTAATGACCAGGTAGCAGTATAAATAAAGAATTGTTTTAGTACATCTTCACTTGTCAAATCAATAACTTCTAACTCACTTTGAATAGTTTTTTGCAATACTATTATTTCTGCTACAGTTCTATAATATTTTGGCATATGCTGCATAAGTCTTTTAGCTTCCATCTATACCACTTCTCTCTGTAGAGTTAATGATGCAAGCTCTGGTATCTCTTCTTCTTGCAAATTAATATTCAATACCCCACCATTTAGTTGTAAATTACTATAATCTACTACTCCCTGCACATTTAAAAGTGTATTTCCTATCTGTGCATAACTAACATAATTTTGATTAAACCCAATTTTTTTAAAGTATTCTCTAACCTCTTCCTCAAAATCTTTTTTTACTTCTTCAAAATCAACATTTTTAGAAATTTTAACAATTCCTGTAATTGTTATTCCTTTATTTATAGCACTTTTAACTGTTACAGTTGCTCCAATCGGTCGTACTTCCTCTAAGTAGTCTCTTACTCTTTGTTGCAACTCTTCATCTGCTGCTTGAATTTCTGCATTTACTATAACCACTTTCACTGTTCCTGGTCCTGCCCAAAGTGGAAAAACTCTAACTCCTCCAACTCCTTCTACTTCTAAGCACCATTTTTTATAATGGTAAATATTTCCTGATGTAACTGGCTCCCTGACTTTAAAATAATACCTTTCTCGCAGCTCATTGTCTTTCTCTCCATCATACCCATCTGTAGTTGCTAGCTTATTTGTAACTCTTTGTAATCCTGGAATTGTAACTGGAAAATTTACTATAGTTTCTGCTGATATGTTATATTCTGATCCAGCTTTTTCGCTTTCAATAGGTACTAATATTTCTCCTTGTTCCGGTATTTCTTTTTCTTCTGTAGTTAAGTAAATATATGTATCTGAAGCAACTTTGGTTCCTATTGCAATCACAGTCCCTATTGTTCCTTTTATTGTTACAAAACCTTTACTCTTTGTAGGTTGTCTTCTGAAAACTCCTACCTCTTTAGCTATATTATCCAAATATTCCCCTTCAGCAGTTTCCGCAAAAGAATTGAGAAAGATATAATCTAATTTTTGATAGAGTTCTTCTAGCTCTATGCTTACTGGTGCTAAATTGTCATAAAACAGTCCCCCTTCTGTTCTATCATATTCCTCATTTACATTCTTGAGCATTCCATCTAATATCTCTTTTTGTTCTTTTTTTATTATCATAAATAACCCTCCCACTCAAATTCTTGGAAGTCCTTTAACACTACTGTAAATTTAGTTTCCAATGTATATTTTATTAGTTGTATATCTATGTTTTTTATTTCAATAATTTGTTTATTTTTTAATATTGTTTCTTTCAGTTCTCTTATGAATTCGCTATATAAAACAGGAGTTGGAAATCTTTGTCCTTGTAAATTGGTTTTATAAGTCATTCCATATTGATCAATTCCATTACCTTTGTAAATATTCCATTTATATTTCTCTGTCAAAAGTACTTTTTCTAGCCACATCCTTACAGCTCTTTCATCATCTGTTTTAATTAATTTTCCATTTTTTCTTAACATCTTCCCTTTTTTGAAATCAATTAGAAAAGTTTTTCCATTTGTTTCTTTTTGGATCTCTGCTACTTGTTTTGAATAATCAATAAAATTTATTTCTGGTAATATTCCCATTCAAGGCTCACCTCCGGAGCATAATTAAATACATCAACTACAAAAAATTTATCTTCCTCATAGTTAGGTATTACTAAAACATACATTCCAGGAATTAAATTAAATACAGTCTGTAGTATAAATTTTCCTTTAGTTTTATTTTCTTTTTCATTTGTTTGTTTTGGGATTTTTATATCAACACTTTCTGTCTTATCATTTGATGGTAAAGCAATAGGCTTAGGTTTAAATGGAGTCCATGTTCCAGTCTCCATAAAAGAACTTTTCATATCTTCAATGCTATTACCTTTGCTTTCAAATTCTTTCATTGTACATTCTATAGCTAATCTATTTGTGATAGCATTAGAAAGATAAATCTTATCTGCATCTAATATCCCATAACCGCCCAATAATTCAATTGATATATCAGGAAGTGGCCTTAAAATTTTTCCTAAGACTGCTCCAATAGGCTTTGGATTATCTCTTTCTTTAAATTTTTCTGCCATGGCTATATCCCAAGCTTTTTGATTATCACTCATTCCTGATACACCTCCAGTTTTAATTCTGATTTATGAATCCCATTTTGTACTGTATGATTACTTTCTTTTATTAAATATTCTCCTTTTAAATTAAAAAATGGCAAGTTCAAATCTATCACTCTGCCACTTTTGACTTTATCATCCCCTAAGATAGTGATAGAAAAATTTTCAGTAATTCTATTTAATTTTTTTAACTCATTCTTTGCCACAAGTTTTGCTTTTTTATATTCCTTTTCATCAAGTATTACAACCTCTTGCAACATTCCATACTTTTTAATACTTTCTTGATCCTGTTCTTTTCCTACTGTTCTTACAGCTTCTTTATCTGCTGTTATTACCAAGACAGAGTTTTTCGTATCAATAATAGATTTATTTAAAGAAACATTACCTACAAAATCAGCCACATTAACAAAGTGATTTTTATGTAGCTCATACTGCCCTGTTACCTTTATTTTTTTAAAAGGCCCTACTTTCAATATCCCTTTATCCATTTCAATAAAAAATTTCTTGGAATTGTGTTGTGAACATTGATTAATAATGTCATAAATCACTTCTGAAACAGCTTTATCTTTATATATTTTATCTATCTTAGTATCTAACCCAGAAACTTCAACTTTAATTCCAATTTCTTCACATAAAGATTTTACACATTCATTTCCTATCATTTTTTTAAATTGCCTGATAACTGTAGATTTATTCAAGTACCAAGCCATATCATATGCCACAAAGTTTGTTGTTTTTTCATTTAAGTTTTCTGATACAATAATAGCTTGAAGCAAACTTTCACCTTTATCATTTATAAGTTGTACACTGTCACCAAGTGTGATATCCCAAAGAAAAGAAAAGTTTTCATCATGTCTGTTTACTGCCACATCAAAATTTAACTCTGCTCCTAATGTATCAACACTATCACGCCAATTTAGATTTGCTGAGTAAGCTGTTATATCCCTATCTTTTACAATAACTTTATACATTGTTATCACTTCTTTGAATTGGTAAAATATATTCTTTCATCTCCAGTGTATAGGGAACATCCCCAGCTTTATCTCTTAGTGCATAAGTAAAGTTATATCTGCAAAGCATATTTAAAACTACTTTATATCTATCTACCACAATTATCCTGATTGGAATTTTTAAATCTCTATATTTTTCTAAAAAATCAATATATTCTTGTGTATCCCGATAGTTTATCCAACTCACAAAACTATATTTTTTACTAGGAAAAAAAGAGGAAAAGGAAAAACTTCTTAATCCTTTCCCCCCTATTAGATTTAAAACAGTTCCATTTATTGTTTGAAATTCTTCATCTGTAGTTTCACAAATAATTGGCTCAATTCCTTGAACTACAGGGATTGTGATTGTTTCTTGTTGACCATTTTCATTTTCTGCTATAAATATAATATCCAAACCCTGTACCTCCTTACATATTACCTATTGCTGCTATAACTTTTCTTCCTGTATATTCTGCATAACGTTCCATGTGTTCTCTTTCTCCAATAAAATTTCCACTAATATGAACATGTACTTCTACTTTTTGATTAGATTTTCCAATCATAGTTTTACTTTGTTCATGGCTCATTACTTTTGTTCCTGCTGGTAAGATAGCCGTTTCTGTTCTGCCACCTTCATTTATTTGTGTTTCACCACCTTTAAAATAACTTGTTCCAAGTGCTTTTCTTCCAATTGTTCTAGTTTTAGATTTATCTGAAGTTTTATTCTCTGTGATATTGATAGTTTTATCTTTTATTTCCGTATTATTCCAAAATTTAAGTTTATCAATAAGTCCTCCAATAGCATTCTTAGCTGTATCTACTGGATTTTTTATCATTTCTAAAATAGGGATAAATTTATCTTTTATAGTTTCCCAGTTATCATAAATATTTTCTTTTAACCACAAGAATAAATTAATGGCCTGTCCAATAGGATTTCCAAACTTAATAAACCATTTAATCACACGCCCAATTGGATTATTGTCAAGCATCTCCCAAAGTTGTAAAGTTTTTGCTTTTACTATATCCCAATTTTTATATAGCACCCACCCAATTCCTACTAATGCTGCTACTGCTGTAATAACTAATCCAATTGGGTTAGCACTCATGGCAACATTCAAAGCTATTTGTTGTATTGTAAGCCCTTTGGTTCTAGCTGCTTGTATTCCATCCCATATAGTTTTTAATTTCATGGCTCCAACCATAGCCAAAGTGTAAGTAGATGAAATAAACATGACAGTTTTATATGCGGCCAAAGCACCAACTACAGTGTAAACTATTGGACTTATCCTATCCCAGTTATCAATAATGCTTTGTGCAATATCTATAGCCTGTCCTGCTCCTTCCAATAATATATTTTTAAATTCTTCAAGTGCAGGTTTTCCTTTATCCCATAAGCTACCAAACAACTGCTTGATTTGTGTAACATATGGATCAATTTTTATAATAAGCTGTTCTACTTTATCAGCAGTTCCTAATATTAGCTCTTGAATAAATGGGATTTTTGTTTCAAACCAAGAAGCAAATTTACCTAAATAAGGTAATAACTTTTTCCCTACTTCTTCTTTCATGTCTCCCCATGCATTATTAGCTGCAACAATTTTCCCTTCATCCGTTTCACGCAAAGCCTTATTTGTGCCTCCAATAGAAGCTGTCAATTTTTTACTAATGAAATCTAATCTTTTTTCAGCTTTCATTGTTTTAAAAACCTTTTCTTCTGATTTTGTCAATTGAACTCCGTATTTTAAAAGTCCTTTTGTCTTTCCTGATATGGCTTTTCCGATAGCATCTGCCATAGCAATACTGTCTTCTTGTGTTCCATTAAACCCTTTTTCTTTTGCTAGCATATCATTTAAATTGGGCATAAGTTTTTTTATTTGATCGGATTTTAACCCATACACTGCCAATTGTGAAGCTCCTGCGAGAGCGACTTCATCTCCGACTATACCCAAACCCTGAAGAGCGCTTGCTTCATCCTTAATTGCTTGTATTTGGAAGGCAGAAGCATTGCTAGTTCGCTTCATATTTGTTTCTAACATTTTTTCAACTTTCAATTGAACTTTAGCTCCATCAATAGATTGTTTTGCAAATAAACCGGCAGCAGCTGTTAGTGCAGCAAATCCTATAGCTGTATATTTCGCTGCTGTCTTCATAGTTTCTTTTGTTGCATTCCCAAAAGCTTTTACTTTATTACTTGCTTTCTGTAAGTGTCTATCCATTTCTTTTGTATTTTTAGTTGCATTTTGTAATGGTTTTGTGAATTGATCTTTCAAGCTCAATAAAACATTTATATTCTTTGCCATTTTTCACCTCCTGTGTTCTACTATCTTCTTGTATAACTCATTTAGAAGCCTTTCTTGATATTTTACTCATTGAGCAAATAGAAAGGCTTTAAAATCAATTTTACAAAGCTATTTCTTTTTAACTTTTGGCTTAGGTGTGGTTGGTCTATTATTATTTACTGCTGAGTTATATTTTTTATCTTTTTTTTCTAAAATATAAATAAGTTCCACATACACCGATTATCAATCCTAAAAACCAATATCCTGCTATAGTCATAATTACCCCTCCTTATTCATTCTTTCAATTTCTAATTCCATTGTTGCAAGCATAAACATTTTTTCGGTTATATTTAAATTTAATAAGTAATCTATTTTAAATCCTTTCAATGTATAAAAAGAGAGGAATGCCATTTCAGCATCCCCCAATATTAGTTTTTTATTTCTTCAACCTCTTCTTCAATTAAATTTGATTTCTTCTTTTCATCTGCTAATCCATAAATCCCCAGTATTTTCTCTGCTAGTTTTCCAATTTCTCCCAAATTTTCATCAAAAACTTTAATTACTAATTCGTGAGGTTCTGCTACTCCATAAGCTGTTTGTAATTCTTTCTCTTTAAAGATTGGACAATGTTTTAAAATTATCTTGCAGTTCATTTCGTTTGAAGCTTCCATACCTCTTTCGTCTGTACTGTCCATGATTTTCATAATATCTCTTGCTTTTTGTTTTACAATTTCAATATTTCCTCCCAGAACTTCTGAATTAAAAAGAAATACTTTCATTTTATCATTTTCTGATTGCTGCTTTCTTGCAAGTAATGTTTCCAAAGTTATATTTTTAGTCATTTTATGTTCCTTCCTAAATTATTTAATCATATCAATGAATCTATATCCTGAAAAAGAAAATGGAACTTCTTCTTCTCTGATTTCCTTATTTGCCCATTTTAAAGCCATTAGTTCATTTATTGTTACTCCAGTGAATTCTACACGTTCTGCCCCATATGCTGTAGGATCTTCTAATTTTCCAACTAACTTTATATCAGGAAGATCTCCAGTTTGAATTCCCTCATGTAGTAGTTCAGCAATAGAAGAATCTATTTTATGTAATGTCATAGTTCCTTCACCTGTAAAGCCCATATATCTTTTATGCTTTCCTAAATCTCCTACAATATCAATATCTTCATATTCTAAGTTTATCTTAGCTTCAAAAGATTTTGCTGCTCCTAGTTCATCATTGTTTAGCCAGACAGCCCCAAAAGAACCACGCAATATCTTATTTTTATCCATTTTTTTTGCCATTTATCTACCCTCCTAAAACATATCGATGATAAATATAAAGTCTTCTACTGCATTCAATATTTTGATTTGTGCCATCATAAATACTTTTTTCTTAAATGTCAGTTTTTTAATTTCTTCATCTTCCATATCCTCAACTTCTGTTTTTCCAACTGCTAACCATGCTAACCTTTGAGCTTCAACATCAACCTCTGAATAATTGTTATACTCTTTATCCAAGATATCTTCTCGAGCCAGTTCTTTAAAATATGCATTAATCGCAGAAAAGAATAAAACCTGATTATCATATTTATTTTTATACTTTCCTATCCATCCTTTAAATGTAGAGTAAATGTCATCCCTCATTAGGTCCATAGACTCAATAATGATAATATCTTTCATGTCTTCTGTTTCATTCTGTGTGATTTCTTGTAGTGATGTACAAGCTCTTGCAACCCTTATATCTCCCTCATCTTTATGTAGGCAAAATCCTCCTTTATCAATAACTTCATCAATATCATCAATTATTGATACTTCTTGTAAATTACTACATAAAAAACTTGTTGCAGATCTTGTCATCGGAAGCCCTGCCAACATTCCTAAAATAGATGGGATATACTGCCACCCTTCTACTTCTCCGCGACTATCAACAAATGTAACTTTTTCATTCATTAAATTAACTATCCCTTTGTTATCTGGCTTTACAGCTTTATGAACTACTGCTTTATAAGTTTTTCCTGCTTTTCTCATTGATTTTATCCAAGAAACAAGTGTTGCCGTATCAGTTTCTGCTCCATCATACCCTAATCCTAACCAATTAATTCTCTCTTGAGCTACCAATTTTAGTATATTTGCTAAAGTTCCATCTTTTATATTAAATACAACCACTTTAGCTGGAGTGAATTGAAAACAGTCTTTTACCAATTGCAAAAAATCCTCTGCATAATCTTCATCTTTAATATCTGTTATGATTTTATATTCTTTTCTTGTCCAATCTTTTGTTGAATCTTTTATAATCAATCCCACAATTCCTAATTGACTTCTTTTTACAGCAGTAATTGCCTTCTGTTTAAAAATAATATCAATAGTTGGTCTACCCATTAGTTTCCTCCTCATTTTTAAAATTAAATTCTAATTCTTCTATCATATTTTCTGTAATATCATTTTGAATCTCTTCCATTGTATAACTGTCAATACTTGCTATTACTACCCCATCTGTTTCCTCAAATTCAATTTCTTCCGTAGGAATAGCAAAACTTTCATTTATCCAAAGAGTACCCAGAAAAGCTTCTTCTAAATCATCTATCATTTTTAGTCTTTCTATTCTTGATTTTCCAATATTTTTAGGGAAATAGTAAATTCTGATTGTTAAATTTCGTTCTTTATAAGTTGTCATAAAAGCACTTGTTTTTAACCCTTCTAGCTCTGTACGAAAGCTAGGCCGATTAAATTTTTCTGCTATATCTTTACTATCTATTTCAACTTTAGGGAAGGTTTCTGCAAGTTTACTATTCACAGCATTTAAAATCTCGCTTAATTTAACCATTAAAAACCTCCGTTTTTGATAATTTCATCAATTAATCCATCAGCATTCTTTATAAATTCATCTTGAAATTCTGCTCTTGCTTCCTCTAAAATCCTATATCCTTTTTTAAACCCATGTTCTTTCCCTGTCTTGTCTTTAATTACATGTCCATATTCAATTAGATGAGCATGTGGCATATTATTATAAACTCTTACAGTATCTTCTTCTTGATTGTATTTATAAACTTTCCCACGTTTAAATCCTTTTAGATAGTTTCCACTTTTTTCTTTTAATTTGGATTTTGCTTTCTTTTTTACTCTCGCTTTCAACTTATTTCCTTGACTTTGTAAAAATTTCTTTGTTTCTTTTGGGTATTTTTTTGCAAGTCTTAAAACTTCTCTCTCCAAATTTTCTAAATCCCTTGAGCTAAATCCATCCATAGTTTTTACTCCTCTATTCTTTTACAAAATACCTCAATGAATTGATTATCTTTAAAGTCTCGGTTGAAATAGACAACTTCATATTTTTCTTTCTCAAATATAAAAAACCAGTCCTTTTGAATTCCTTGAACTGATTTTCTTCTAAATGTGAATTTAAATTGATGTTCGTTGCTCTCTGTTTCTGCCTGTCCCTGTTTCACACTAGAATTTTGAGGAACAATTTCACTAAAAGCATTTTTAAATTTTTCTGGTATTTTTTCATTCTCTCCCAGTTCATTTTTACCATCTATCATATGCCATACTTCTACAGAATGTCTTAATCGCTTTGTTATATTTTCCATTTAGCCACCCGCTTGTAATTGTGTCATCATGCTTCTTATTGTATAATTAAAGTCCTTGCTTTCCCCTGATTCACGATTATCATACCAATCCTGAATAATTACATACATTAGAATTTTGGCTCTTTCTTTAAATTTTTCTTCCTTCAAACGTTCTTCCAAATTGCATATAGCATCATTTAAATAATTTTCTGCTGCAACCATTAAAGATTGCAGCAAATTATCATCTTCATCATAATCAATCCTGAGATAGTTCTTTACTTCTTCTGTTTTTAAAAGCATCAGCTATCCTCCTAAGCAGTTGTACCTACCTCTAAATATACCATCGCTTTTCCATCTACTTTTTTAACATCAAATCTTTCTATGGCTCTAATTAAAGTAGCATTCTTAGTGAATCCAGCTTCACTAGATACTGCAAGTTCTAACCCTTCTCTGTCAAAGAATGTTGCAAACTCTACCATATCCCCAACAAATACAGGAGCTTTCGTTGCTTTCATTGGTAGTAATGTGTCTAAAAGTACTATAATTGGTCTACCTTTAAAAAGTTTTTTAGTTTCATCTTGCAAACTAACTGTTAAAAGTGGTCTTCCTTGTTTATCTTCCATTTGATCTAATATATCAAAATATGTTTGATTTGTAATTATGACTGCATTTTGAGAAATTGCAGGATCTAAATCTTTATTTAAAGTTGTAATAATACCTTTGTAATCAGTAACAGGTTTAGCAGTCAGTGTATTTAATAAAGCTATAATCTTTTTATTCTCAGTATTAACAGCTTTTTTATTAAATCTTTTTCCTATGTATGATATTAGGTTAGCCTTTTCATCTGCTAACAAAGTATTAGATATAGGAATAATATCTCCATAGTCTGCTGTATTGTATGCAACTTGTGCAAAATCAACATCTGATTGATCCATTTCACCTAATTCCTCAAATGCAATTAATTCTCCTGTACCCTCTTTTTCAATAGGCATTGTACCTTTAAAAGATGTTACTGGAACAATATTACACAAAGTTTTTAAAGAAACTAAAGTTCTTCTTAATTCTTTGATTTGTGTAAATTGCTCAGTAGGAACTAAATATCCTCCCTTTCCATCTGTAGCTTCTACTTGTCCTGGTGTTCCTGCGGCATTTAAAAAAGCCATTTCTTCTTCTGAAACTGACTTTCCAAGTAATACTCTGTTATAAATTCTATTTATGTTCATTTCTTTTTTATTTACCAATGGTTTCTTATTTCCTCCTGCATCTAAACTTTCTTCTAACTCTGCTTCTCTGATTTTATTTTCAATATCTTTTAAACTTTGCAATAATCCATGTGCTTCTTCAATTTTATTTTCTAGTTTTAAATTTTTGATTTTGTTTCTCATTGCTTCTGCGTCTTTTCTTAATTCTACCGATTTTTTCATAATTAAATCCCTCCTAAGGCTAATGTAATTTCAATTTCTTTACTTAAATTTTCCAATCTTGCCACTTCTTTTGCTTTTAATTCGTCATTTTTATGAACTGCTTTATTTAGAATTTCTTTTGGAGTATTTTTGAATTTCTGATTTGTTCCCACATAATTTACAAAGTTAGTTCCTTGACCTACAATCACATTGAAAAACTTAGCAGCTTCCTCTCCTGTAAACCATGTCTCTTCTTTCATAAGGTTTAAAATATCTTCTCTTGTTACTCCCTCAACTGCTTTTTCCTCATAAGTATTTGCAATTCCATCTTCCAGTTTTTCCAAAACTTCAATTTGAGTTCTTAAATCATCTGCATTTCCCCAAATACCACAACTTACTCTGTGTATCATAAGGTATGCATTATTTGGAATAATAACTTCATCACAACCAAAAGCAATGATTGATGCAGCACTTGCAGCTAGTCCATCTACATGAGCAACTGTTTTTCCTTTATAATTTTTTAGCATATTGCAAATAGCTACTCCTGCAAAAACTTCTCCACCATAGCTGTTGATATGAACATGGACTTCTTTATTATTTGCCTCAGCCAAAGCTTTTTTAACTTCTAACGGATATACATTGGTATCTTTCAAGCCGAACCATTCCATGATGCCATCATTGTATGCATCATTTTCTATATCTCCGTTGATAAAAATTTCTGTAATTTCTGCCTGATTTCTAATTTCTAACCATTTTTTACTCACTCTTTTCACCTCCTTTTTCGTATGCTGCTCCTAATTTTTCTAAAGGTACATAACTTCCGTTTAATATAATCACGTCTCCTCCTTCAACTTCAGGCATCCCTGCACGTTTTCTTGCCTCATTTATTGTGTAAATTCCTCCAGAAACATATTTATTTAAACATTCCGCCTGTGTCTTTAAGTCTCCTCTTAAAATACTTGCAACATTAAATTCAAAATGTAATCCTTGTGTTCTTTCTTTTTCTGTCAGCAGTTTCAAATTGAATTCTTCTTCATACAAAGTCAGAATATATAAAAGTGTATCAATATAAAAAGTCAAGTTTTGCATTTCTGAATTTGCATAACTTGACTTATCATAATTATTTAAATGGTTAGGCTTTACTCCATAGGCGGCTGCAACTTGTAATGCTGTGAATTTTTTTAATTCAAAGAATTGGCTATCTGTTAGTTTAAGATCCAAAGGAACAACATCCATTCCAGGAGGTAGTGGCATAACTCCAGTAGGATTGGTTTTTGAATTGATAAAATCTTCAATTTTTTCCAGTAGTTTCTTTTGCAAATCTTTATTCAAATCTCCTGTATATCTTAAAATTGCTTTAGCAGTCAATCCTCTGTCATAGAGATTATTGAGGTACTGTTGGCTGGCTTTTACCCCTCGAAGTGTTGTAGCAAGTGTTTCACGCACTGACATACCTACTATTCCATCTTTACTAAGTCCTCCTTTCAAGTGTAAAATCTCATCTTTACTAAAAAAATATGACTTTCCCTCTTTATTATATTCATACCAAAGTGTTTCTGTGCCATTAAAAAGTCCTGTATTATCTATCCAAATTCTTACACATTGTGGATCCAATGGATATATTCCAATTAATTTTCCATTAAGGTCATAACTGAGATATGCATAAGCATTTCCATAATGGTTTCTCCAATATTCTAATAAAGTTTTAAATGTGCTTGATGTCATAAAAGGATTTACTCCATTTTTTAATCGCTGCAATGCATCATGATTAGCAATCCTATTATTATCACTATCTTTTAAATGCAGTGATAACTTCCCAAGGCTCTCTGAGAGTACTTTTAAGCAGGTGAAATAAGTAACTTCTGATAAATCTGTTCCTGTTTTCAAGCCAAAAAATTCTCCAAAATTCATTCCTGTTATTCTTGTACTTTCTGTTTTTGTTGCAACTTTATTGAAAAATCTTTTTATAATTCCCATATTTCACCCCCTTTATAATTTTTTATCCCATCAATTCCAACCAATCCTTTACAGATTCGTTGATATCAACATCTTCTTTTTTATTTAGCAACATAATTTTCCAGGCATCAATAATTGCATCTACAGGGTCAATTCTATTTTTTTGTGCTTGTTTATCAATCTTAATTTCTCCAAAGCTATTACTTGTTGTTGTTGCATTTGCAATTGACCATTTCAATAAACTATTTCTCTTGTCATAAAGTACTTGTATTGCTTTTACAGATAGAGCAAAATCAATTGTTGCATCATTTAAAGATTTTGCTGATTGTTTCACTTCTGTTAAATCACAATCTAAAAATTCTAAATCACTTAAAAAAGATCCTGCATTATGAGCATCATAACCACATTCTAGGATTTCAATTTCATACTTTTTTATAATTTCTTTTAAATGTGAAATAATAAACTTATAATCTGTCTTTACCCCAAAGCCACCAGTAGTAAGTGTTAAAAGTCCTTCTCTTACCCAAATTCTATAAGGTACATCATCTGTTTTTTCATGTTCCGCTAGTCTAAGTTCAGGCATGAAAGAGTGACTATAGATATAAACCTTCTCTTCTTCCATAGGAAAAATAAGAGCTATGCTAGTTAAATCCCCACCTTTGGAAAGGTCAAAACCTAAATAAGCTTTTCTTCCCTTCATGTCTTTCAATGTGAGTTCGCTTTCACAACTTTTAAACTTTGCTAAATCAATGTATTGACCTCCTTTTGCAGTAACCCACATATTCAACTGTTTTGTTAAAAAATTGGTGAGATCTTCTCCTCCTTTTTCTTTTGCATCAATTGCTTTCTCTGCATATCTAGCCAATTTCTTTTCATTTATTGTCCCATCTTCATTGAAAAGGAAATATGGATTAGCTTTTAACCAATTTTTAGGTTCCCAAATATCATCATCTTTATCCATTTCACAAATAAAAATAAAAAGAGACTCCTTATCCACAAGTCCCTCCAATATTTTCTCACAAAATTGATAGTGTTCATAACAAAAGCTATTTAAGTTAAAACCTGCTGTTGTAATTGCTAAAGTTAAAGCATTATCAACATCTGCTTGTCCATCTAATAAAAGCTTATACATTTGGTTATTTGGATGCGCATGCAGTTCATCACAAATAGCTAGAATATTTCCAAAACCGTCCATTGATTTTGTATCTCTACCTAAAGATTTAATAACTGTATCTGTAATTAAACTTTTTATGGTTCTATCATGTTCTTTTACTTTATATAATTCAATCAAATCCACATCAGATTCTATAAAATTACGAATATCATCCCACACTATATTAGCCTGTTCTTGCTTTGTTGCTGCACAAAATATCCTATCTTTCATTCCCAAATAGCTGCTAAAGAATGTTGCCTGTTCTCCAGATAAAAAAGATTTCCCATTTCTTCTACCTACTTGAATATATGCTTCCCTGAAACGTCTTTCTTTTGTTCTTTTTCTTCTCCATCCATGTAAAGAGCCAATAATAAAATCTTGAAAACCTCTTGTTTTTAAAGGTTCTCCATTCTTCATAATAAGAGTATTTGCAAAATCAATAGCAAATTCTGCCTCTTCAACATCAAATTTGAATTCAAATTTCTTTCTTTTTAAATCCTCAAGATGTCTTTTACATGCTAAAAATTCTTTTCTTCCAGCTATTTTCTTACCACTAACCACCGACTTTGCATATAATGTTGTTCTATCTTGTCTCATAAGCTATCCTTGTTTTCGATTTCTTATCAATTCTATAAACTTATTTTCTTTTGGATCTTCTTTTGTTGGAACAATCAACTTTAATCTGTCTGTTGTGGCCAATCCAAGTTTTGTAGAACACTGCATTATTTGTTTTACATATTTTTCTTGAACTATTAAAAGAGGATGCACTGTTTCATAGTCATCATATTTAGTTGTTCTCATCCCAAGATAGCCATTTTTCTGAATTAATTTAGAAACATCAACATAGCAGGAATATGCGTTGCAATAAATTGCAAGTATCCCCAAATCCAAATTATCCAAGATATCTATTTTCCCTGCTTCTTCAACAACTCTTTCAAATTCTTCTTTAGCCTCATCTCTAAGCCATTCAGGAGCTTTCAATTGTTCTCTTCCAAGTTTTAATTTTTCTTCCTGGATTTTTCTATTTTTAATTGCTTCTTTTCCAATTTTTCCTGTTGAAATATCAATTACTTTTCTTGGCCTTCCTGCCATGATAACACCTCCTTTTTTATTTTGATTTTATTGAAATTTCATTTCTGGCATTTTCTTGGGAAAATATGGGGGATGCGGTATTACAAACCTTTAATCAAAACTTTTTTCATCTCCCCCATAGGTATATTTTTTTATAATTTTAAATAATATTTCTTGCATCTTCTCTTTAGCTTCAGTACTTTTTACATACTCTGCATGTATAAAAGCATGTGTCTTATCCCCCACCCATATGAGATTACTAATATCTAAAGCTCTCCCTCTATTTTCTTCCAGCTCTTCTATGTGATGTGTCAGGCTGCCTTTAACTATTCTTTTATTTATCTCAAGCTCATATAGATCTAATCCATTTGCTCTAAGCTTACACAGTGCAGTCATCCTTTTCCACTCTCTGCTATTATAGAACTTAGCATTTACTTTATTTCTATTCTCCCTATCATACCCCCTCCCCCTCTTCTTTCTACAAGGACAAATCTCGTCATGTTTTATTTTATTTCCACAGCTGCCACATATTTTGTATAACATCAATCCTCCAGTAAATAAAAAAGAGAACCAAATTAATGATTCTCAAATTCTATCTTTTTTTCCTTTTTTTATTTTTTCAAGAAGTCACGTATTTTAAGTTTGAAATCTTGATCTTTTACTTCTTTTTTTGATATTTCCCAATTCTCTTTTAATAGTTTTGCAATCAAATCTCTTGTCTCATCTAATATTTTTTTTATTTCACTTGATGTGTCTGATTTGTCTTGGCGATCATCAAAAGAAAATATCTTCCCTCTTAATTCTTTTAAATTATTTATTATTGATTTTTCATTTTTATTTTTTTCATCTTCAATTTTAGGATTTAATAAAAGTATTAATTTTTGAATTATTTTAGATATTTTCTTTTTATCTTTTCCATCAAGACCAGAAAGATTCAAAGAATAATCTCTTAATTCATATGTCCCTTCTATTAAAGAATAAAGTTCAGTAAACTCTTCACGAATAGTTTCTAACCATTTTAACCTTTCTTTCGTTATAAATGAAGTATAATTTATCTTTTCATTACTTTTTATAGTAAGACATGTGACAATAAAAGTACCTATTCCTCCAAATATTGTTCCTATTATTACTCCAACAGCAGCCCAAAATGTTTCATTTGATATACTTTTTAAATATTCCATTTTTTCTCCCTTGACCCAATTCTATATTTTATATAATATCACACATTGATACTCTCATTCAATGTCATTTTAAAATTTTTTAAAACTTTTCCATGAATTCTATAAGTTTGACTCAACGAATACCCTATTTTATCTGCTATATTCTCCCATGTTAGATTTAGAATATACCTGCTTTCCATTAGTATTCTTTCATTTAACTCTTCTATTCCTTCTAACTCTGAAAGCAATCTTCCTTGAAAATCATCAAGTTTATACATCTTATTTTTTATTTTATTTTCCAACTCTATTACTTTATTCATCCTATTGACTGTGTTACTGTCATCCTTAATAGGTCCACCTTGAACTTTTTCTTCTAACTTTATTGCTTGAAGTCCATCAAGATTACTTTTAAGTTCTTCTAGTATTTTCTTATCATGCTCTATTTCTTTTTTTAGTTTAGAGCCTTGTCTAAGATATTCCTTTTTTGTCATGTTGTTTCACCTCTACCTTATCAACTGCCCAGTCAGCTATGCTATCCATATATTCACTTTCAACACCACAATAACAGCACATATACTTAGATCCTCCTATTCCTTCACGACCTATTCCTATAAATCTATTAACTGCACTAAGGTCCAAACCGAATTGCTTTTTTTGATTTTTCCTCCCTACCTCTTGATAAATTTATAGTTCTTCAAATACCTAGAATGCTTCTTTATATACTCAAACTCATTTGGTTCTATCTCTCCACCTGTTAAATACCTATTCATTATATTTTTTACTATACTTTCTACTTCCCCTGCTTTTGTTTTCATACTACACCTCACTATATTAAATATAACCCTATTCCAATACCGATAGCTATACCAACTATTAAGAAGGTCATAGCCACCAGTATTAAGCCTGTTATTAAGTACTTTTCCATTTATTTCTTATCTTTAAATCTAGGTTTACCATCATACCAATCTATATATCCAGCTTCATCTAATGTATCTATTATCCATTCTCTCCCTTTTTGTGACCACTTTAATTGTTTTGAAGGTGCAGACATAAATTCATTTTTAAAATCCTCATAATCACAATGTTGAGGTACTAGCCAACCAAATTTTGAATATAAAGCCCATGGCATATGTTTTACTTTTGGATTATATTGTATTTTTAATTTTTCCAATGTTTTATTTAACTTATTAGATGATATTCCTAAATCTGTAGCTATATGTGCTACTGCAAATACATGATCTGGCACTAATACATTGTCATAATAATCAGCTTTAGGTTGTAATGTTTTTATTTTCTTTTCATGATTTTCTATTAGCTTCGCTTGTTGTGCTGCTATTTCTAAAGCTTCAGCATATGTTTGTGGAGCTTTAAAACCACTTTGAAGCTCTTTAGCTCTTTGTATTAGTTTATATCTCACTACTGCATCATACCTTGCAGCTAATTGCATTACTCCATCAGAAGTACAATTATACATAGGTAATTTTCTACCAGTAATATCTTTATATTCACTCAACGCAAAAATGCGTTCAGCTATTTCATCACCTAATTTACTTATTTCATCTCTTATGTCTCTCATTACATCAGCATGTCTTTTACCAATAAGTTCAGCTATCTCCAATGATGTCATTCCTTTATCTTCAAATGTAACTAATTCAACTGTATTTTTTCTTTCTAAAACCACTAAATTATTCATGATTTACCTCCATATTTTGAATTATTTCAGATGCGGCAGATATTATGCACATTAAATCAAACATTGTCTTTTTCTCAAGTGTAAATTGTTTTTTATAAAGATCAATGTAGTTTTTTATTTTTTTATCTTTTAATTCTTTGTACTTTTCTAATTTGAAACAATATAAAAAGTCAACATCTGGGATTGTTAATCCGTCATATGTTAGTATTTCATTTTCAAAAATTTCCTTGCATTTTTTCTTTTCTATGTTAATAATAAAATCTCGATCTGCAAATGGCATTGTAGTTACAAATAAAAATTCCTTATCTTCTCTAAAATCTTTATATTCCATCATTTTACATACCTCCCACTATCTCTATCACTTCATCTAAGCTTCTTACAACATAATAAGCAGCTCCATGTTTTTTAAGTTCTTTCTCAACTTCTTTTTGGTTATTACTTTGTTTTCCTTCTCCTGTTTTTACTTCTAGACCTATAAGAAGTCCATCTTTTAAACAGATAATATCCGGGAATCCCTTTTTTGCTCCTTTTGGAAATCTCCTATGTGCTTTTACCTTCGGATCATACACTCCCATGTTATTTACTCTATGCAAAAATAACTTTCCTTGATTCTCCAATACTTGAAGGTAGTCAATTATGCTTGATTGAATTTGAGTTTCTGTCATTCTTTCACCTCTACTACCATATCTGCCACCACTTTTTATTTTTTAAGTTTTCCAACTCTGATTTTAATTTACTAATTTCAAGTTTTAAGTCATTATTTTCAAATCTTAATCCAGTATTTTTATATAAAAGTTCACTATACTTTTTTGATGTTCTTATCCAATTAGCAGCATATGTATTTTCAGTCTTTTCTATTAATTTTCTAATCTCCTTCAAAACCTCTTCCTTACTCCCAAGGTTTCTTGAAGGTACTCCCTCTACTTTTGTTTCCTTTTTTAGGAATGTGTAAAACTTTCTCAATTCGTCTCTAGTCATTATTCCCTACCTAATCTAAATATCCACAAAATCTTATTTTTTTATATTTTTCTGGAAAGTCTATATTCATATTTTTAAATTTTCTCCTTACTTTTTTCTTTCCATACTTTTTATATTCTTTACCTTCCAGTTTTTCAATTTGTTTCTGGCTTTGCCTGCAATAAGCTACATAGCCTTTTTTCATTATTCCCTCCCTCTATACCTAGCAACAGTTAATATTACTGCTGCTGTTAAGATTATGTAATACAATTAGTCCTCCGCCTTTCCAAACACTACCCACATACTTGGAAATGGAGCTGCATTTTTACTATTTCCAAATTTTAGTCTACCTCTAATAAATTTATATTTAGATGCATGGCAATATGTAATCATGGAAATAAGAAACATCTGGTCTAACTGGTATTAACATAACTACAGTTGTATTAGGTTTCTTACTTTCTTCATAAGCTTTTATTACCCATTTTTTAGTCTCTCTCCCATATGGAGGATTACAAAAAACTACTTCGCCCCCCAATCTTGCTTTAATCCATCTTCTTTTTCTGTGTAATACTTTTTACATAGTGCTGTTTCTTTATAACAACAAGGGTCTAATGTAAAATTAAATTTTTTATTTAATGCATCAAAGAAATCTTTTGGAGTAGTCCAATCCATTTTCTTACTGCTAAACATTACCTCTGTATTCATCTAGTCCTCCTATCTATTGCAGTTCATCACAATTTCCATAGTTGGCAGTATATAATTCTCATTCTTGCCACATATAAAATTATTATATTTTTCACAATTCTCACATTTGTTTTCATAAAAAACTTTTTTAAGTATATGTTCTATTACATCTACAGTCCATCCATCCCCTAACAAATCTTGACACTGCGAATAAGAAACACAATCAGTATACCCAGCTGGAACTGTTTGTCCAAGCTCCAACTCTCTTCTAGTTAAATATCTGCAAAAATCTTCATATTTTATAAGCCCAGAATTTGGACTTCTATCTTGTTTTCTTGTTATGCAATATATTTTTCTTGCATCTGTGATATTTGCACAACTACTTTTGTTATTTCTTCCTTTTCCATTATTCCACATTCTGATTCTAGAAGGTGTTTTTTTAACTTTATATTTTTCTAAATCTGTTTTTTCTTTAAAATCCTGAAAATTTATTTCTTTATCTTCGGGTATATCAAATTGTATGTTGCTCCAATAATATCTAGGTCTATTTTGATAAGATACCAAGTTACTATTTATGTATTTTCCTTCTACACCTAAATATTCATCAAGTTGTTTTTTGCTTTCGTTTTTCATTTTTACATTTTCAAGCAAAAAATATTCTGGAGATACCTCTTTTAAAATTCTTAAATATTCATAAAATAATTTAGATTTATTTCCTTCCAGTCCTCTTCCATCAATTTTTAAAAGGCTAAAATCCTGACATGGACTTCCACCTAAAAGAAGGTCTATTTTACCTACTTTAAAGTTTCCGTTTTCTGTATAAAGAACTCCTTCTTTATAAGAAACTTTAGTAACATCACCAATTTGAACTGTATCTGGATAGTTATACTGCGTGCATTTAATAGCATGTTTTTTTATTTCGGATGCATAATATTTATATTTTTTTATTCCTATTTTATTTAATGCAATTTGTCCACAACTCATTCCATCAAATAAACTTAATACAGTTATCATTTATCCTCCTATGCTATGTTTTTATTCAAAGATGTTACCATATGCTCTATAGCTTCAACTCCATTTTGATTTTCAGATTTATTTTCTAATCTCTCAACTTTTTGTTGGTAGCTCAATATCCATCTTTTAGCCTTTTCTTCATTTCCAATATATTTAACAGTTTTATCATCTGCTTTTCCTTCCAACATTAATGGAATATCTGCATTTTTCCTAGTTGCATAAGCTTTATATAATCTTGGTAAATCCCATTTTAAAAGATTTTCAAATTCTTCCATATCTGTCATTCCAAGCTTTATCCACCCTCCAAAATCTCTTATTACAAGATGTATTATGGGATCATCAAAAGCAACTGTTACATAAGTACCTATGCTGTTCATAGCTTTTTTTATTTTATTTCTTGCAGTTGCTACTCTTATATCTAAATCTTCCTCTCTTGTTTCTAAACAATATTTTCTTATATCTGCTGGCATAGGAAGATTTGAATATACTCTTTCTCTAAGCATTGTGTTTATTCCGTTTATAAAATTTTCCTCAGGAATATCATTTAAAAGCATACTGTAAATTCTTGATTGGTCATCTGTAAATTCCTTACCTAGTACAGCTTCTATCGTTTTTATTCCTTCCCAGAATATATCTTCTCTCATTCTAGTCCACCTGTGCCTTTCTAATTTCTCTTAACTTTCTAGTTGCGTAACTTTCTTTAATTGTTCCTATTTCATTTCTTTGCTTTTTTAATTTTACTGGAAATACCCCTTGATATTCTTGGGTAAATGTTACCTCTATACTGTCTATCAAGTGCTGTTCATCTATAAAGTCTTTGCCTATCTGCTTTATAAGATTACCTATTGCTTTGTATGTTTTAATTGGTTTTTTAATTTCTTTTCTATAGTCAATAAATTCATATAGCTTACTTTTGAGTTCTGGTGAAATATTTTCTTTTTCCAGCTGCTCTTTTATTATTGTATTATTATTACTTATTTTATTCTTACTTAATTCTTTCTTACTTATGTCACCTTTTTCAGACTGGTGGTAGTCACTTTTTTCAGACTGGTCAGGTCTGATTTTAGTGACTGGTGCAGTCTGATTTTGGGTACTGCTTTTTTTCAGACTGGTAATATCAAATTTTATTTCTTTCATATCATTTTCCAGATAAAACTTTGAGGCTTTACCATTCTCTTTTGTTCTTATTAAAGCTCCACTTAATAATAATCTTTTTATAGCATCTATTATTTGATTCTTACCTAGATCAAGCTTTTCCTTAATACTTTCATGAGTGAGATAAAAATAAACTGATCCATCACTTTCTACTTTTCCATTTTTAAGTGATAATCTCCAGTTGTTATATGCCAACATATAGATTAATATATCTGCTGGTTGTAATCCTTTTATTTCTATAAGCCATTTTGGTACTTGATAAAATTCTCTTCCTTCAAAATCTTCTATAGTCATTCTACTCATTTTATTCCTCCTTTTGAGAGGTGCTGCCAAACATCTCTCTTATTTTTATTTTGTATCTGCCCACCACAACAAAGATGTTTGGCTCTGAAGTGATGAACAGATATAAAACAAAAACTTGATTTTTAGTTTTTTATGTGTTAGAATATTGCTGTCAGATTGAGAAAGGACATTCTCATTTTGGTTACCTATAAGTTTGCCCCTTTTATTAGGGGATTTTTTATTTTAAATGGCTATTTTCTAATTCTATTTTTAAAAAACAGCCATTTTTTTAAAATAGATTCAACTCGTGTGAGCTGCTATTTTCTTTTTAACTTATTTTTCGAATATTGAAACCCCATCTACATATGCCGAACATTCACCTAAATTGAATAAAATTTGATAATGCTGTCCGTCATATAGCTTGGTTTTTAAATTTATCCTTGTATCTGGCTCTTCTACTCCGATTTTTTGCATTCCATCAGTCATATTTTTATACTTTTCCACCTCTTTTGATGTTTTAAAATTCTCACATTCAAAGTAATGAACCTCTTCTGTTTTGTGATTAAAAATTTGTAATTTCATTTATTCCTCCCTTTTTAACTTAACTGTTTCCAGTTACATTCAGTTACTTTTTCAAATACATGAACATCATATACATGGTCACCTTTTTGTTTCCAAGTAGATAACATTTCCTTACCATCTGCTGTATAATAAGAGTGTTCATTAGTTGCGTACTCTTGTAGTTCACAGCAAGAACCTTCAATAGGTTCTATGCTTTGTATAGAGTAAGTATAAGGTTGATACTTAATGCCTTCATAAGACGTCAGGGCAGTTTTAAGAACACCATCGTCTTTGATAATTGCGGTAACTACCATTATTGTTACTGCAAGGATAAAAACACATATTACTATCGTTGGACTTTCTATTATCATTTATCCTCCTCCTTTTATTTTTATTTAAGCTTTACTATTTGCTTATAAAACTTATTTAGAAGCCTTTCACGATACTTTTATGTATCTAAATTTTGAAAGGCTTTAAAATCAATTCTATAAGTTTACTTTTCCTCCTTAAAGGGTTATAATAAGATGCAACTTAATTTATAAAATAAAGGAGGAATAATTGTGGATCCTAGAGTTTATGCTTGTTTATTAGGTAAATGGGTTGATATAACTAACAGTGAAACTTTTATAGGGGAAATACCTATAAAAGAGTGGTTGTTGTACTAATCCAAGTATCTACATCAATTAAATCTGTTAAAATTTTTAAAACTGTTTTTCTCTCTCTAAAAGTTAATGGTTTCAATAATTCCATAACTTCTTCTGCTTTGTTTAAAATATTTCTTTCCTTCTCCACTCTCTCACCTCCCTTCTACATTTTTGTATATTTTTATTGACATTTATCCTTATTTGCATTATATTGTATCTATAAATACTTATAGTCAAGGGGTGCAATATGAATAATGATAAAAGAGATTCAAATGTAGATAAAATAAAATCATTTCTCCAATTAGCCGAAAAATACACCAAAGATAAGAGTGACAATTAGTCACTTTTTCTTTTTTTTATATAAATGTCATATCCTAACCCATCCATAATATCTTTTAAGGTGTCATAATTCATCCCTTTCCCTTCTCTCAAAGTCTTGAGATTCATATTGAAAGCACTCTTACCTTTACCTATCTTATTGGCTGTCTTAGCTTGCCCACCAATCATCTTTATTTCTGTTTCTATAACTTTTAGATACTGTATTAATTCCATTTTTCCACCTGCCTTTTAGTACAGTAATTACTTAACAATATTCTTGATTTTATTGTACAGTATTAACTGAACATTGTCAACAAAAAAAATCACACCTGTTAAAGTGTGACTTTTATAATACTTTTTTTATTTCTTCTGCTATTGCTTTTGCCAGTAAAGGAGGAACTGCATTTCCTACTTGACTGTATTGAGGAACTTCTTTTTTTCTTTCAAGCCCTCCTGTTGTCCTGTTTCCTAAAAATACAAAACTGTCATCAAAAGATTGAATTCTTGCAAATTCTCTAACAGTACATATTCTATTATGGATTGGTAAAATTAAGTCATCTGGTAAAGTTAAAACTGTATTCCCTGGTTTATCTAACACTAATTTTAATCTTGAATTTTTTTTAGTTATAATTAAATTAACCAGTTCTATTTCATTATGCAAATTTTTACATTTTCTTATTATCTCATTTCTATCTAATTTTGTCTTATTAATTAAATAATCCATTAAATTTGGGTAATTCTCTATTTTTAATCCCTCATTCAATATTCTTTTTCTTAATTGATTATTGCTTTCCCCTTCTTTAAAAATAGAAAATCTTTCCTCAATATATTTAAAATGTTTTGAATAATCATTATTATGGTATATTTCTGTTGATATTGGAATTCCTGTATTTATATTTTGGGTTCTTCCCATTCTTGAAGCTATTTGATAATCTAGGTTATTATTTTCATATCCTGTTATATCAGACAATGCTTCTCTCAAGCTTACTTTTTTTTCTAGTTTATTTGGATAGTTTGGGGGAGTTTCACCTTCCTTATATCCTATCAATATAACTCTATGCCTATTTTGCGGAACGCCATAATCTGAAGCATTCAATATTTTGTAATCTAGTAAATTATACTGTATTTTACATAATTCATTTTTTATAATTTCTATTGCAGACTTTTCTTTGTAAACTTCTTTATCAAATATAGAAACAAAATTATGAAATTTTATATCTAATATTCCTGGAACATTTTCAAAAACTATATATCTTGGTCCTACTTCATTAACAACTCTTAAATATTCAGAGAATAAAAAGTTTCTTATGTCATCTGTATTTTGTTGTCCTGCTCTACTAAATCCTTGACAAGGAGGTCCTCCAAAGATGGCATCTATTCTTATATTTTTAACATTTTTAAAGTCGTTTAATTGAATAATCTTTTCTTTTATAAATTCACCAGAAATATTTTTTATATCATTTGTTTCTAACCAAGTATTTTTCCCTTGAATTAATCCTAATTGTTCATGCCGAGTCTTATATGTTAAGGAAGCATCCTTACTGATTTCGTTAGAAAAAACTATATGAAATCCTGCTTGTATTATTCCTTCACTCATTCCTCCAGCCCCACAGAATAAATCTATTGCTATTGGTTTCATTAAATACTTTCTCCTTTTAAATCATGATATTAAATATCATAACATAATTTAATTATTTTTTCCAGGAAAAAATAAACCTTCTAAAATTTCATTTCTTCTTTCTCTGATGCTTTTATCATTAACTTTTTCTTGAGCCCATCTGTTATATTCTCCGAATAAAGAGCCAGATAATTTAAAATCGTTTAATTTTCCAACAATAAAGCTTTCATTAATATCATAAAAATCTGAAAATCTATTCATAAATAAATATGAAAAAGAATATAAATTTGTTTTTGATACCCAAAACTTATCTAACTCAGTATTTGAATAAATTTTATAAATTTTTTCACATATCTTATTATAAGATATAACAATTTCTTTAACATTAAAATCATCCATTTTATCTGAAATTAGTATTATCTCGTTTTCTGTCAAGTTTCTATGAATAATTTTTTTTAGTACAATAGAGCCTAAAATGTTTAATAAATGTTGAAGATGCACCTGTCTACCTATAAAATATTTACTAAAAATAAAGTCTTCAGTTGTAAAAATTTTTTGAATATACTCTATATTTTCACTTTTAATAATTTCACTTATATAATCAGTTATCTTAACTTCTTCTTCTGGAATTATTATTTCTAATTCTTTTTCTGTATCTACATTTTCTAATTTTAAGTCTGAGTCAAATAGAGAGTCTATCTCTTCTTTATATTTCGGATACTCAACTATATTAATTATATTAGCTAATACTTTATTCAACAACATGAAATCATATTCTAACAATCTAGTTGCATCTTTTTCTATTTTATTTAGATTTCTAGAATTAGTATTTAGTCTTTTAAAAATTTCTTTTATTTTTTCTACATCTGTTGGCTGGATATAAATTTGAACTATTGGTATACTAAAAGACAGAATTCTATCCTTTTCTTCCTCTTGCATTTCTCTAAAATATTGATCATTATACTTAAATTCATTTTTTAAAAATTTAAATATACTTTCAAGCCTTTGCCTTCCATCTAAAACATTATATTGTTTCTTTAACAAATCATAATCCATTGACGCATCACATATAAAAATAGATGGTAAGGGTAGCCCTTTTACTATACTATCTATTAAAAATTCTCTGTCTTTTAACTTCCAAGCAGCTTGCCTTTGAAAATAAGATTCATATTTTAAAATTTCTCTATTATTCCAATCATATAAATCTACTACTGTTAACCTTCCTAACTCAAATAATTTTTCTTTCATTGAATTATCTCTCCTTTATTTTTTCTAATGGTTCAATTGTCATCTTTCCAAGACTTTTATGACCAAAATATTTCATTTCTAAAAATTTTGAAATTTTCTTAATAAAAGCCTTTTCTGAAATATAAAAACAAACAGATATTTCTTTATCAATAAGTAGTTTCATTCTTATTTTTTCAAAAATTCCATATAATTTAGTTTTTAATTCGTTATCTACATAATGATAATGTAATTTTCCTTCAGTTAAATTTTTATAAAAACATTTTAAATTTCCACTAGCAATTTCATTTGTTTTGACCTTTAATAAAAATTCTTGAAATATTTGAGAATCAATTATGCAAAAGTCGTAATCTTTCCCATCTTTCTCTACGAAGTCTTTAGAAAAACCTGTATGGCTTGAACCTATCAAATGTATATGCATTAAATTAACAGAAAATTCTTTAGATATTTCTTTTTTTATTTCATATATTAAATCTATATCCTTTATTGCAGAATAATTTAAAAAAATATTTTCCGAAATTTCTTCAAAAGTCTTTCCTTTTCTATGAAGTTCTTCAAATTTTCTTAAAATCTTTCTCACTTCCTAACATAAAATCTGATTGTTATAGTAATTTTTTACAACTGTTTTTTATTACAGCTCTTTTATAATCTTTTTCATTTCTTTTAATAACTTCTCGTTTTTATTATATTTTCCCTCATCACTAAGTTTTTCTAATCTATTTACAATCAATTCCATTACCTGCTTTTGTCCTTCTGTATCCAATTTACTGAATAACTCCGAATACAGAGTATTAAAAGAATCTCCTTTCGATATCGTATTAATCACCTCATCTATTTTCTCATTTGATTTTATTTTTTCATAAATAGATTTTGGTAATTTTTCCTCGCAGTACGCTAATTCAAGTTCATCCTTTTTATCTGGGTATATTCCTATTATTTTTTCTAAAAAATTCAAACTTACAGGGCTATCTCCAACTTCTATTTGTTTAATGTAAGAGTGCGCAACCCCTAATTTTTCAGCCAATTTTCTAAAACTATCCCCTTTTTCTTTTCTTATTTCCTCTAACGTTTTTCCAAAACTCATTTTTCCTCCCAAAGTCTTATTTTTCAATATATTATACATTATTTTTCAAAAAAAGTAAAAAACTATTGACAATGTTCAGTTAATACTGTACAATAAAATCAAGAATATTGTTAAGTAATTACTGCACAGTATAAAACCAAAACCCCAAACCAAAAAGGAGGAACTATGGAAAATCTATTTGGAGAGAAAGAAATTATTTTAGAAACCTTAACTAGACAACTGAAAGAATACAGAGAAGAGCTAGGAAGAAAAAAATATACCATCGAAAGACAAAGAGAAGAGATTAAAAATTTAGAAAATAAGTTAGAAAAACTTAGAAGGTTTGAAGAGCTGGAAATGGATTATAAAGCTTTTCAAGAAGCTAAAGAAAAAACTCTTGATAACTTAGAATCTTATTGCCCTGAATACACAGAGATGTTATTAAAAGAAATATTTGAAAAGAATGAGATTTACAGCAATGATAAGGACACTCTTGAAAAAATATTTTTAAAGCTTTACCCAAAAGACCTTGCACTTATAAATAAAGAATTGGAAGAAAGATGTTATATGCTAGAAAACGAGGTAGCAGAATTAAAAAGCGACAACGAAACACTAGAAGCTGACCTTGATTACTACAGATGATAAGAACATTTAATTTTTCACAGGTCTCTTACAAGCTAAGGGACTTACTAAACAATTAAATGAAGGAGGAAAAATATGTGGAAGTGTAAAGAATGTGGAGGAGAGGTAATAGCAGAATTGGAATTCAACAATACTTTAAATTTTACATTGAAAAAAAATAAAGGTTTAGATGAATTCGATTCTTTTTTAGACTTGGAACAAGTTATAAAAACAGATGGATTTGTAACGTGTTATAAATGTTGCGACTGTGGTGAAGAAAATGAAAACTTAGAAGAAATAGCAGTTTGGGAGGACTAATATGTGGGTAACTTTTAAATATAAAGTGATAGGAAATGACCAAATAATTACAAAAAAAGTAAATTTAGATAATGTGGAATGTATTAATTTTTTTGATAACAAAATAGATATAGTAACACCGATGAGATTTGAAAGTGATGGTGGAATATATACAATACGCAAAGAACTAAATGAAAACTTCGAGGAAATAAAAGCAAAGTTAATGGAGTTATAGGAGGATTAGGAATGAAAGCGTTTAATAGTGGAAATAAAAAGAATAAGCAGATCAACAGATTTCTTAAAGGTATAGGAAGTGTATCACTGACAAGCCCTATGCTTGATAACGGAATAGCTAAAAAGAAAGGTAATGGAATGTCAATGAAAAATGCTGGTTTTGGTTGTAGACCGTTAGTATGGAAACTTGCTGATTTTATAGGTAATAGAGGGATCATTCTTAACATTGGTATGAAAAGAAGCCCATATGGTATTACAAACGCTCAAAAGTATTTGAAAGAAGTGCAAAGTATGGAAGTGTCAAGAAAGGTAGCTAGTAAATGGCTGAATGACTATGAGACTGGAAACGGTAACAGGTATAAAGTTTATTGTTGGGTTCAAAAAAACTTTAAACAACAAAGAAAATAAAATTAAAATATCTGAGTTAGGAGGGTAAATAATGAAAACAGTAGCACTAATAATAGCGGAAGCATTAATTGATACAATAGAAGAATTAGGGATAGAAGATAGATGCACAAACTACCAAAATACTTGGAGGGGTACAAAAAATATACTTTTAATAGAAAGTAGAAAAGGGAAAGAGAATCCGATATTCTGGGAAGCTGTTGAAAATATAGCAAAGACTATAAAAGAATTTACTAGGTAAAAAGAGCAAAAGCTCTCTTTTGAGAGCTAGTGCCTGTTAAATGTCTTTACCATATTACACATAGGAGGAAGTGGACATTCTTCCTCATAAGAATTATAACACAATAACTTTATATATTACAAGGGGTGAGATATGAATAAGATAAAAGATTTTTTGCTTTTGGTTATAGCAGTAATAGCAATAGCTTACTCAATTGAGCTGATTTCTATTAGAAGAGAGTTAATGTTAGGTTTACTTGATTGGCTTAGGAGGTAAATACAATGTGGGAAAGATGGAAAGAAACTATAAAAGAAATAATAATGCTTGTAGCTTTACAGTTAGCAGTTGGATATATGATTTTAGAGGTGATGGGAAGATGAATAAGACGGAAACAGGCAAACAAGAAAAGCTGTTCAATACTGAAAGTGAATATTCAAAATCGCAATTTAAAAAAGCTTTCTACAGCGATTTTGATACAGTAACAATTTTGATTGGCAAATTTTGGGAATTAAACGATTTCACAAATTATAAATTCGGACAAGTAAAAATGTTGTTAAAAATATTAGATCCAAAAGAAAGTGTAAAAATGTCTAAAGGTCTTAATACAATAGCTGATAATTTTGAAAGAATGGCTAATGAACTTAGAAGCTTTACAAAAGAAAAGCAAATTAAAGATGTTGAGGTGATGGGAAGATGAAAAAAATAATAGCAACATACAGACTTTTAAAAAATACAGAAGCTTTAAAAAATCTAGGTTGGAAAGGTGTCCTTAGGTTAGGAGGGTGGATATAGATGAAAAGAGAAGTAGGAAGTTATTATGAGCTACCAGAAGAAGATGGAATAGATACAAGTGAGATTGAAGATTTAGAATGTGGTGAATTTTTTAGAGAAGTAGAGAAAAGAATCAAGTTGGATAAATAGAGGTGATCTTTATGGAAATAACGAATATTTTTCTTCCTTATTGCCGAGACGGTTCTGTAATATTGACAATTAAATATAACAGTGGAAAATGTGGGAATGTACAAGTGAAAGATGGTGAAATAATAAATTTTCCACTTGGAGATAAAGTGAAAACTGCTGTTAAATCTTTGATAAAAAAAAATAGTTATACATGGCTTAAAACAAAGTATTATGAAATTTCTAAAAAAAGAAAGAATGACGACGACATTGAGTTTTTAGTCGAGGCATTTACAGATTACATGGCAGAACTTAAAGATATGCAAAAAGAATTAAAAAGATTATATACATAGGAGGATTTATGAGCATATATAAAAAAATAGCTGAAGCAAGGGTAAAGCTACAGGATAGCAAACTTACCAAAAGTGGATTCAATAAATTTGCTAACTTTAAATACTATGAATTAGCAGACTTCTTACCTTCTTTAAATAGAATAAATTTAGAACTTGGAATTTGTACCAAGTTTGAATTAGATACTGCTGGAGAAAAAGCGATACTAAACATATTTGACTTTGATAAACCAGAGGAAAAAATAACATTTGATATACCTTATATATCTAGCAAAGTACAGGGAGCAACAGAAATACAAAATCTTGGTGGAACTATCACATACCTTAGAAGATATCTTTTCCTAGTAGCTTTTGAGATAACTGATGGAGATGTTGTAGATGCACAAGATCCAAACAAACCAAAATCTCCTGAAGAAAATAAACCACAAAAGGATAAACCAGCTACACAAAATCAATTAAGTAAAATTTTTGCTACTGCTGGAGAATTAAAAATAGGAAAAAGTGATTTAGAATGTGTTGTCTTTAAAGACTACAATGTTAAAAGTATGAAAGAACTTACAATAACACAAGCAAACAAGATTATAGAAAGTATTAAAACTATTGCTGAAGGAATTGAAAAAAGAAAAGAAGATTCCATAAAAGCAATAACCGCTTTAGAAATGGATGAAGAACTTATAAATATAATGGAAAGAGATAATATAAAAAATCTCCCAGATTCTACTTTTACAGTATGTAAAAAAGTTTATAAAGAACTAATAACAATAAAAGAACAGCAAGAAAAAGAGAAACAAAATAAACCAGAAAAAACTGAAGGGGGAGAAACAAAATAATGAAAATACTTTATTTAGATACAGAAACAACTGGAATAACTGCCAATTCGGCAGTGATCCAGTTTGCAGGAATTATAGAAATAGATGGAGAAGTCAAAGAAGAATTTAATATTAGATGTAAATCACACAAGGATGCAGATATAAGCGAAAAAGCTTTAGAAGTAACAGGAATGACATTGGATATTATAAACAGCTATCAAGAGCCTAAAGAAGCTCTCTGGGAAATGGAAAGCATCTTTGAAAAGTATTGTAGCAAGTTTGATAAAAATGACAAATTTATTCTTATAGGACAAAACATAAAATTTGACTTCCAAAAGCTTTATGAATTTTATACAAGATTAGGTAATAAGTATCTAGGAAGTTGGATAAATTTTAAGCTAATGTTCGATACTCTAGCTGTAATACAAGCCTTGCAATTAGTAGATAAATTACCAGTTTTAGAAAACAATAAATTGATAACTTGGTGTAATTACTTTGGTATTGAACTAGAAAATGCACATGATGCACTAGCAGACATAAGAGCAACAAGGGAATTAGCACAAGTATTACTAAAAAAGCTGGGTATGAATAATATTACACCTGTAATTTAATCACACATGAGGGAGAATAAACATGGCATATACTCGCGAAACACAAAAATTAATCTATTGGTTATTTACTTCTTATAGCAATTTCAGAGAAGGGAGAGAGCCAGAAGCCTCTCCCACTCCATACCATTTATATGAAGCTAAGAAGGAGCTTAAAAAGAAATATATAAAAGCTACTGGTTATAAACCAAATAAAAAACCATTAGAGGAGTTCTTGAAAGTTTTAGTTGATACTGTGGACCTAGAAACATTTAATAAACTATCTAAAGCTTATATAAAGTCAATACAGGACTTTTCTATCAATCATGAGGACTTTAGTTTATGCCTCTCTCTAATAAGTCAAGAAAAGGCAAATAGCTTAGTAGAATTCATGTTTGATTTCTTACTAGAGAACAATATACCAATGAGGCAAGAGCTTGTTGACCTATATAGCAAAACACAAAATGACAGATATATATTTGCTTTGTTACTTCATAAAAAATGTTGCATATGTGGAAAAGAAATAACTGGACCTCACCACGTAGATCGTGTGGGTACTAGCGGATATAAAAATGATACTGGATTAGATAAAAGGTTATCTCCACTTTGTCCTTATCATCATGCAGAAATTGAAGATGGGGAATATACTACAGAAGAATTTGAAAAGAAATATCCTACTTTTGGATATAAACTGTGTAACGAAAAAGAGATAGATAAACTTAAAAAAGTGTATAAACACCATTTTAAAGCCTTTAAAATAGGGAATTATAAAAGGGAGGAAGGATGATAAAAATAATGCATGGAAATTCTTTGGAAGTATTAAAAACTTTAGAAGATGAAAGCATAGATTGTGTTGTAACTTCTCCTCCATATTGGCAGATTAGAGATTATGGCATTTCCGGCCAGATAGGACTCGAAAGTGATGTAAACGAATTTCTTGAAAAACTTATGAATATATTTGATGAAGTCTATAGAGTGTTAAAAAAATCA